ATGGGCTTTCTGAATATTCAACAACTGTAGTTATATACCTATTGAACATAATTTGTCCCAAATCTACACAATTGAATGGTATTATATCTCCATCGCTTGCAGTTTTAAAAGGATAAATAAATCTATAGGCATTAGCCGACTTAATATCTGCTATTGTTGGAGTTAATGAGGTTGATAAGTACCATTGGTCAGTATCATCATTCTTTTTATATCTAAATAAATAATAAGTTGTACTATTAGCTAAAGCACTACCTAATAATGTAGGCATACTTAATTCTGTAACAGCAGTGTCAAGACTAACTATCGTTGATAAATCTCTGCATAATGCTTTACCCATAGTTATATCTATATCTTCATCTGGTGTTGTTACATTACTTGAAGGAATAAAACCATAAATGAAGTTTTTATCAAATATAGAAGAACCAAATTCTGTAGTAGTTGCTTGTTCTATAGTCCATTTTATCCAATTCGTAGTGTCTATATCTGGACTATCAGATGTATTTATACCAGTTAAATTTTGATATAATATTCCTATATAACTGACAATAGCATTAATATTATATGTTTCGCCCGCATCCCAAAAAAGAATACCTTCATTACAAATTTGTTTTAAAACTTTATCTTGTCTATTATCAATAAAATTTTGTATTTTTGCATCTGGAACATCTGGAAAACCTTTCCAACCGTTAGTATATTGGTCATTTGTTGGCGTAGATGTTCTATTTGAACCTGTAGCCCATACATCAGTAATTATTGGTCTTGTCATTTTTAATCCTTTTTATAATTTTTCAGCATAATAAGAAACGGTTGAACCGTCTTCTGCGGGGTAACCGCTAAATTGAATAGGTAAAATAGCTCCAGTTTCACTTGCATAACAAAATACTGGAACACTACCAGATATAATTAAATCTAATTTGACACCACCTGCAACTGCACTTTGTAAACTAGATTGTAAAAAATCTTTATTTAAATTCAAAGTATCGCCTATGATGGCTAAATTTATCTTAGCAGGAAATATTTCAGTAAATACAACGAAATCAGCATTAGTCATTAACTTAGCTAAATCCATTATATTATTAATAGTACCATTAGAATTATATTGCCCTATTCTTGCATATATAATCTGTCTGTAATCTGAATCTTGTAGTCCCTGCCTCTCAATACTTAGATTATATCCAATATTATCAAGTTGTTTTCCAACTGAATTGGATAACCATCTTTTGATATATAAATCAAAAAATACATTTTCTAATACATCAAATTCCGCACTAAAACATTCTAATATTTTTTTAAAATTATCCTTTTCTTTGTACTGTTCTAATACTTTACTTGTAATTAGATTATAATAACTTGTTATTTTTTCCATTATGAATTTACCGTTATATTTATTTCACTAAAACTTGCTAATTCATTATTTGCAATTGTTACTGGTGTATAAGCAGTTGGTGGGTTAGTTAAACCGAATAATACTTCAACAGCTCTAATTCCAGCTATCGAATTAATAGGATTAATTATTCCATTTGCACCATCTCTTAATACATCTTGTCCAATTAAAAAATCAGCACCCCATAATACTATCGCATCTTTTATTTGTTGGTCACCATCAGCTGGATATAAAGCACCATCATTAATATTTGTATTTTTAGTTATATTGACTATCACATAAATAGTTTTTGAAGCTGGTCTATTAAAATTAATATTTCTAGATATACCTTGATTATCAATTACTGTTCTAGTAACACTTCCATATGTTTGAATACCACCAGCTTTTGAAGCAAACATAGCTTTTGCTATCTCATCTTCATCTCCGCCTTGGACAACTGCTTCAACACAATGTGGAGGTCTTCCATCGGAATCTATTACATCTGTATTGTTTTCGTTTACTATACATTGTACTATATTATCTAAATCAAGTATAGCTTTTCTAATACCCTCAACAGGACTTGTTCCTGATTTTTGTTTTTGATTTTTTGCTCTAAGTTTAAATTCCGCATCAGTTTCGGCATTTCTACCAACTACAGCATCACTTGCATTAGTTAAACTTGTAACTCCATAAATAGGCGTTTCTATAACATTTAATGTTCCAGATGTAGCCTCAATTGCTCCAAATTCTGTTGCTTGCATTGTTATGCTAGCTGTTCCACCACTTCCAATAGTTATATTGCTTAATGTTTCAAATATTGCAGAACTATTGCCGGCAACACTTGCCCTAAATCCAGCATTTATTAGTGTGCCAACTATTCCAGTTATAACAACATCAACCGTTGATTTTATAGCATTAAATCTTGTATTAGAAGTTGAAGACATTGCATTATCCAACGGTACTCCCTCAGCATATTTTTGATATTGAGAATTATAAATACCCTCGCCTAATTCCCATAACAATGAAGCTTGAAAACTAAATATATTATTAATCATTCCCAAAGGGCTTTCATCACTTAAATCAATATTACTTCCAAAACTATCTTTTAATCTTGTTCTATTATCTTCAAGAATTGTGTTTAAATCTTTCTTGACAAAACCGCTATTTGTTACTCCGTATGTCATTACACCTCTAAATTAATATTAATATTACTGTTAACTTTTATTTTCAAAATTAAAACTCTGTTTTCTACTTCTAAACTAAAAGCATCTAAACTCTCAACTATATCTAATCCAATTATTTCATCTTTAATTAAAGAGGCTATAAGATTAAGGTTAGATTGTTTGCCTATAACATCAGTTAAATATGGTATACCTTTTGTTGTATCTAAAAAACATTCGCCTCTGAATGTTTTCAAAACTGTTATTATTTTTTGTCTGACTTCTTCTTCACCACTTATTACTTGAAATGAATTATTTTTAATTAATAAATCGTGGTTACTATCTAATGCTAGTGTAGTCATTATTCTACCTTACTTTTAGTTGATAATTCTGTGCCAGTTAATAAAGTTGCTAATTGGTCAGGTGTTGATGTAGCCCCATGAGTATGCGAGTTATAAGTGCTTATAAAGCTATTAATTAATGTTTGCAATGTTGTTCCTTTAACTACTGGTTCAACTGCACTTGCACCTATTTTAATATCAGTAGCTTCAAGATTTAAAGTACCAGAACTTGTTATATTTATATCCCCATTATCTTTTATAATAATGCTAGAATTTTTTAGAATTATATTGATATCGCTATTAATACTTAATCCACTACCATCAACCATTATATTAGGACAAAAATAACAATCTGTTAAATTAAATCTTCTTTTATCCTCCGGACTTTGTAAACCGCCTTGCAATTGCCAATTTTTAATACTTCTTTCTGCAAAACTTAATGTTCCAGTATCTCCAATATTGACAGGTATTGAAATAATAGCGTTAGAATTTCTAAAAACTTGTATAGGTACATTAGCGATTATAGGTAATTCTTCAAATTCATTATTTAAATTAATGTCCTCAATTAAAGGCCTTACATCGACATTATTACCATTCTTAACTACGACTTCAGCAGGTATACTTGTATGTATTTTAGATATCTGGTTATTTATAATTTTTTTAAATAAATCACCTATTGAATATTGCTCTTTATTTATTGACATATTATTTCTGCTCCCCAATTATTTTCTTGTGTATCTCCACTGATAATAACTTGTCTTATTTGAAAAAATGAATTATATCCGTCAACATCAAGATATATAGTTTTATGTGGTATATAATTTTTTAAATATGTATTTAATTGTAAACCGCCATCTTGCAAATCAGATGGCTTTTTAATCAATCCCGTATCATAAGAAATGGTTATAAAATCATTTTTATTAATATAACCTTTACTATTTATAATTATTTGATTATTCTGGAAAGAATATTCTAGATTCAAATTCTCAAGTATTGTATCTAAAATACTTGTTGTTTTATCAAAACATACAAAACCACCATTATAAACGCCAGTTATTAATGACAGTGTATTTGTTAAATAATCAACTCCCATTAAATCTAGACAATCTTTTACAATTTGTTTTTTTTCAATACCGTTTTTATATGATTTATTTAAAAAACTGTTAGTTATTGAAGTTTCGCTATCTCCGCAATCAAATATAATTATATCATCAGTGCCTATATATTGATTATAAACTCTTTTTATATCGCCTATAAATAACAACTCTAATTCTTCTTCTGCATAAGCAGTATAAAGTTCAATTTTTAAATTTTCCCTCTCAGAAAAATTTTTAAAATCATTATCGGCATTATAAACTTTTATATTCGCAATATTAGGTAATGAATTAATACTTTTTTCAATATCAAAAATTATTCTATTATCACTTTCTTGGCTAGAATATTTATCACTAATTATTACTTTAGCTTTTCTATCAAAAATAATATCACTCATTTAATCCCCATTATAATATAATCGTACCGTGTCTCCTAAATCTTCTAATCCAGCATTAGAACTATCAGCACTGAATGGTATAAAATCACCCTTTGGTATATCTAAATATTTAAAATTATCAGTTAGAGTAACATTTGTTAATATCGGTATACCTGCTAATATTATATTATTTTCGCTATCAAGAACATTGAGAGTATATCTATCCATTCTTGAATTATAATTTATATCAAAATTGTATAAAACTAAGTTTATAACTAAAGAAAAACTATAGCTAGTTAAAGTTTTATCTGTTGGTATTTCTACAAAAGCCATAATTAACCTAGATATTTTGTTTTTAAATTAAATAATATTGAGTTTTCGGGTGTTTCTACTTCTTTTACTTTTTTTTGTCCTAGTTTTTTCTTACCTTTTGAAGTCTTTATTTTAATAGGGCATTCTTGTAATGTTGCATTAAATACTAAACAATTAATAGCTGTTTTATCTTCATCAACAACTAATTGAGTGAAAAACATATTTTGATATATTTTTAATCCAGTAACCACAGAAAACGGTATCTTTTTATTTCTAATATCCATTAAAACTCTAAAAAAATCTTCTCTTCTGTTGGCTGAGCCTTCTAACATTTTAGCACTAAATTTAGTTATCTCTTCTCCAGCAAGTTTTTGTAGTAAAGGATTCGAAGGTAATAAACTCGAAGTTAAACCTTGTAAGTTACTTGAAAGACTTACCGGGTTATCACTAATCCTGCAAGTCATTTGTATAATTATTGGTTCATTCTTTATATTATCAGACTTATTATCAAAAGCTCCCTCAGTTTTAGCTATAGTGCTTGTAAAAGTATGAGTTATATCCTCTACAAGCTCTATATCCATTAAAACTTGTTCGCCAAAAGCAAACCTAAAAGGTACTTTTTTACTCAATAAACTTAATAAATTTGCCATATTATATTGCCCTCAAAGATTGATTTAGTGTATTTTGTAAACCGTTTTGAATACCACTAGATATATCTTTAATCCAAGATTGCGAAGATTTATTGCTGTCTAATGTTATTGTTATATTAGGACTTTGAATTAAAGGATTATTGTTATAATTTGTTGTAGATTTATTATTACTAATCGAGTTAGTAGGAGCTGTTCCATTAGGATTTATATTTATATCTTTATTGTATTCATTTAATTTGCTAAAATCAACTCCTCCACCAAATAAGTTTTTAATCTTGTTAACAGTTCCGCTAAATAACTCATCAAATTTTCTAAATGGCCAAGATATAAATTCCCAAATTTTTTCTCCAACAAATTTAAATACTGAAATAAAATCATTTGAAAAACCAATTGCTAAATCCTTAATATAATTAAATCCTTCTAAAAATGAATTTTTAAATTCTCCAAAAAATGTTTTTAAACTTTCAATTATAATACCGGTAAAAGAATTACCGCCTCTAAAATAAGCTAATATATCATCTATAACTAAACCAATAGCTAACGCTATTCCTGTGAATAAAGCAACCATTCCTAAAAAAGGAGCAAATGCTATAACCCATTGAGCCGCAATAACTGAAGCCGAAGCAATAGCTTGAGCTTTCAATATAGTAAATATAACGCCTAAACCCATTAAACCCATACCTAATAGTCTAATAACCGGTAAAGATTTAGTTAATCCTTGGACCAATAAAGTTATCGTTGCTATAAATACTTTTGCAATTGGAATTAATAATTTACCTAAACCAATTGATAAAAATTTAATATTATCTTTTAATTTTTCCCAATTGCCTAAGAAAGTTTTAGATTGTTTATCCATTAAATTAAAAAATCTTCCTCCTTCTTGAGTCATACCTTTTAAAGCTTGTCTGGTCATATCAAAAGAAATCATACCGTTTGAAATCATATCTGGTATTTCTGCGGCGGTAACCTCTAATGTTTTAGCTAACTCTTCATAAATAGGAATACCTGCTTCAGTAAACTGTCTAACCTCTTGTCCTCTTAACTTTCCAGCTGTTCTAACCTGACCATAAGCAAGTATTATATTTCTAAAATCTGCTCCTGTTCCTGCTTGAATATCTCCGAGTATTCTTAAACTATCCACAACAGTATCGGCACTTTCACCAAAAGCCATTAATCTTTTAGTTCCTTCTACTGCATCAGTAAATGCAAACGGCGTATTTTTAGCAAA